TGCAAAGTGACAACGACGGTTTCTTGGTCATGTACTCGACGTTTAAGGACGCGCTGATCCGCAAGTGTGGCGTTGTCAAGACCTGGTGGGAGGACAAGACCACGGTCCGGATTGAAGAGTACACGGGACTGGATGAGCAGACCATCATGCTGATTGAGAACGAGCCAGACGCCACCGTGTCTGTCATCTCTCAGTACGACGACCCCAACGTTACGCCGGAGATGCTGCAGCCACAGGTCGACCCGCAGACCGGCCAGGCAATGCTGGACGAGATGGGCCAGCCCATTATTCCTGCGATGCCGCAACTGTTTGATGCGACCATCAAACGCACCATAAAGTCTGGGCGCATAGCGATTGAGGCAGTGCCTCCAGAGGAGTTTTTACTAAGCCGCAACGCCAGGTCGCTGGAGGACTCCAGCATTGTTGCCCACCGCAAGATGGCCACGGTGGCTGAGTTGATTGAGATGGGATACGACGAAGAAGAGGTCATGACCTACGTCACCTCAACTGACTTTGAAAACAACGACGAGTACTTGAGCAGGCGCAGCCTGAGCACAACCATCGGTGCCAACTCAGAAAGCAACAACCCTGCAATGATGCGTGTGCTGTACATCGAGGCGTGGATACGGATCGATTACGACAACGACGGCCTACCAGAGTTGCGCAAGCTGTGCTGTTTGGGCGAGGGCTACACTATTGTTCGCAATGTCCCGGCGGACATGATCCCATTTGCGGCCTTCCCTTGCGACCCGGAGCCACACACATCGCCCCTAGAGGCCACAAGTATCTTTGACCTGACCAAGGACTTGCAGGAGATTAAAAGCGACATACTGCGCAACACGCTGGACTCGCTGGCCCAAAGCATCCACCCACGCACAGCAGTGGTGGAGGGGCAGGTCAACATGGACGACGTGCTAAACAACGAGACCGGGGCAATTGTGCGTATGCGGGCGCCTGGCATGGTACAGCCGCTCACAACGCCGTTTGTTGGCCGCGAGGCGTTCTCCATGTTGGACTACATGGACCAGGTCAAAGAAGACCGCACAGGTATGAGTAAGGCCTCCATGGGCCTGAATGCGGACGCGTTGCAAAGCTCAACTAAGGCAGCCGTGGCCGCCACGGTTAGCGCCAGCCAAATGAGGTTGGAGCTAATCACCCGAATTTTGAGCAACGGGATGAAAACCCTGTTTAAGAACCTGCTGCACCTGATCGTCACGCATCAGGACAAAGAGCGCATGGTTCGATTGCGCAATGAATGGGTGGCCATTGACCCCAGGTCATGGAATAGCAGCATGGACGTGACCACAAACGTTGCGCTGGGCAATGGAGACGTCGAGCAGAAGATGGCTATGCTCAACATGATCTCTAATATTCAAAAAGAGGCGCTCATGACTATGGGCCCACAAAACCCACTGGTGTCGCCGGCGCAGTTTAGCTACACGGTCCGCAAAATGGTGGAGCTGGCCGGGTTCAAGGACTCCAGCCAGTTCTTTAGCGCCGTGCCGGCTGACTACGCGCCGCCAGAGAAGCAGGAAAAACCAACGCCAGAGGAGATACTGGCGCAGGTGCAAGCCCAAAGTATTCAAGCAGACATCCAGAAAAAAGCAGCAGAGCTGGAGCTTGATCGTGAAAAGATGATCCGATCAGACGACCGCGAGCGCGACCGCCAAGAGGCCGACTTTATGCTGCGAGCACAGGAGATGCAGCTCAAGTACGGCACGCAGGTGGATGTGGCCAGCATCAAGGCGATGATGGAGCGTGACCGAGAAGCACTGCGCGGCATGAACCAGATGGTGCAGCCTCAGGGTCCCATGTAATGGATAACGTAGAACGACTGGCGCGTGGCCAAAACGCACAGCGCCTGATGGATGACCCAATCATCCAATCCGCCCTGCACGACATGGAGGCCATGTACATAAACGACTGGAAAACCAGTACAGTTGACGACGTAGTCAAGAGGGAGCGTGCTTTTGCGAGCATTAGCGTCTTACAAGACTTCAAAGCAGCGCTCCAGTCCTACGTTGACACCGGCAAATTAGCTGGTAAACATCTGGAGCGTAACTCCAAACTGTAATTAGGATGAGATAATATGGCCAACGACACCACGGCACCAGCCAGTGTTCATAACCCAATGACTGCAGATAGTGCAGCCAATGCCATTGAGGCAATGTTGTCCGGAGACGGAGACCAACAAGACTCAGAGGCGCAGCTGGACGAGATCAACGAGGTTGACGAGTCCGAACAGTTAGATGACGACGAATCTGCAGACGACGCAGCGGATGACGAGTCAGATGACGAAGAGTCAGACGAGGATGAAGACGAGGGTCAGGACCCGGTGGAGCAGAAGTTCACCGTCAAAATTGACGGCAAGGACACTGAGGTTTCACTTGAAGACTTGACCAACGGCTACAGCCGAACCGCTGACTACACGCGCAAAACGCAAGCACTTGCCCAAGAGCGTAAAGAAGCTCAGGCGGAGTTTGATATTGTGCGGCAAGAGCGGCAACAATACGCCCAACTGTTAGGCGCATTGCAGCAGCAGTTAGCCCAAGCTGACGCGTCACCTATTGATATGAATGCGCTTTATGAGAGCGACCCAATTGAGTGGGTGAGGCAAAAGGAGCTAGGTCGCGAACGACAGGAGAAGCAATACGCCATCCAGTCGGAGCAACAAAGACTAGCCCAGACACAGCAGGCGGAGCAGCGGCAGCACATGCGCGGCTATCTGGAGAACCAGAAGACGGCCCTGATTGAAGCACTACCGGCATTGCGTGACCCAGAAATGGCGTCTCAGCAAAAAAAGAAGTGGGTTGATGCGGGTAAGTCAATTGGATTTTCAGATCAAGAGATGAACGGGATCACCGATCACCGCATGCTACTTGCACTTAACACCATCGCGGAGTATCGCGGGATTGTTAGCAAGAGGCAGCAGATCAAACCAGTTCCAAGTGCAACCAAGTCAGTTAGACCTGGGACCACCGGCAACAGCCAAAAAAGCAGTGGGGTCAAGAAGTCGCAGCAGCGTCTCAGATCGACGGGAAGCATCAAAGATGCGGCCAGCCTGATCGAAAAATTCTTGTAACTTTTTAGGACATCATCATGACAATGGCTACCAATACATTCGCAACATATGCCGCAAAGGGCATTCGCGAAGACCTCTCTAATGTAATTTATTCAATCAGCCCAGAGGAAACGCCTTACGTTTCCAACATTGGCAAAGGCACAATCACCAACACCGCGTTTGACTACCAAACCGACTCGTTGGCAGCAGCTGGCGCTAACGTTCAGTTGGAGGGCGACGAGACCGCATACGACGCCGTTGTGGCAACCGTGCGCTTGCAGAACTACGCACAGATCAGCCGCAAGTCGGTCGTGATCTCTGGTACGCAAGACAAGGTGAATACTGCCGGCCGACGTCAGGAGTTGTCTTACCAAATCGCAAAACGTGGTTCTGAGCTGAAGCGCGATATAGAGTTCTCATGCCTGAACAACCAAGCCGCAGTGGCTGGCGACGCTACAACCGCACGTTCTACTGCGTCATTGCAAGCCTACTTGAAGACCAATAGCAACAAGGCTGGCGACGGTACAGACCCGGTTTACACCACGGTCCCAACAGACCCACGCAATGATGGCACCCAGCGCGACTTCACTGAGGCTATTTTGAAAGACGTAATCCAGCAGGTTTGGACCGAAGGCGGCACGCCTAAGATTCTGATGGTTGGCAGCTTTAACAAGCAAGCCGCATCAGCCTTTGCGGGTATCGCTGGCCAGCGTTTCAACACTACAGGCGCCAAGCCAAGCACTATCGTGGCCGCCGCCGACATCTACGTCAGCGACTTTGGGAACGTTTCGATTGTTCCTAATCGGTTCCAATCAGCACGCAGCGCCTTTGTGATCGATCCTGAGTACGCCTCAATCGACTTTTTGCGCCCAATGCAAACGATTGAGATGGCCAAGACCGGCGACGCTGACAAGCGCTTGATGTTGTGCGAGTGGGGTCACCGCGTTAAAACTGAAAAGGCTCACGGCATCGCCGCTGACTTGACTACTTCCTAAGAGACAAAGGGCTGGTCTAATAAACCAGCCCTTTTTACATATGACAGTAATCAATAAACGCCTGGTATCTGAAAACGCTGCCATTGGCCAGAAGCAGTACTGGCATGACCACGACGACGGCTCCGTGACAATCCAAACAGTGCAAGATGTCGAGGACGTTGCCGAGTCCAATAAGCAAAGTTTTAATCAAGTTGATGAGCGGGCCAACTGGCAGGGTGACATGCACAAAGTTGCATCTATACCGATGGCCATATTTTATGACTTGAAGCGCAAAGGCATCTTAGATGACCCTGCGGCAATGAAGAAATGGCTCAATGATTCGGACAACCGCGTGTTCCGTACGCGGCCAGGAACTGTTTAGTCATGGCTTACGGACCAGCTCCAGAACCTTTTGAGTCAAAGTATGCGCGGTTTACCGAGCGGGTTCCGTTTTGCGGGTGCCATATTTGGATGGGGGAGGTGGACAAGAATGGCTACGGGAAAACTAGGTCTAACGGCAAGCGCGTTATGGCTCACAGGGAGTCATATAAGCATTTTGTTGGCCAGATAGTTGATGGCAACGTGATAATGCACTCGTGCGACACGCCATCATGCGTCAACCCCAACCACTTATCCCAGGGTACTCATCAAGACAACTCGGACGATATGGTGGCAAAGAAAAGGAATGCTGTCGGAGTTCGATCTAATGTGGCAACCATCAATGATGCTACGGCGATTAATATATTTAACTTTAGCGGTAAGCAATCCGACATTGCAAAAAAGTTTGACGTTTCTCAGTCTACTGTCAGTATGATCAAAAGAAAACTGTACTGGAAGCACATTCACGAGGGTATGATCTAGACCATGGCAATAAGCACCTACACCGAGCTGCAGTCAGCAATTGCTGATTGGTTAAACCGTGATGACTTGGCTGCGGTGATACCTACATTTATCTCTTTGGCAGAGGTCGGCATGGAGCGCGTGCTGCGCACCCGCAATATGCTGGTCCGAGCCAACGCGCCAATTGACACGCAGTACAGCGCGGTTCCGGCTAATTTTTTAGAGGTCCGGTCGATTAAGATTACCAGTGTCGCGCCAATCCAGCCAATGGAGTTCCAGACCATGGACGCCATGGACGTGCTGGACTCCAAGGACCAAGCAGCCGGAAAGCCAAAATACTACACAATTGTAGGAACCCAGCTGCGGGTACACCCAATACCGTCGGGCGTCCACACAGCAGAGCTTGCGTACTACGCAAGGCTGGATAAGCTGTCGGACACGCTGACATCAAATTGGATTCTTACTAAGAGTCCTGACGCCTATTTGTACGGCGCGTTGCTACAAGCTGCGCCATACTTGAAGGACGACGAACGCACGGCAGTGTGGACGACGTTGTATGCTGCTGCCATCCAAGCGATGCAAACAGCAGACGATCGCGCGTCCACTGCTGGTGGCGCATTGAAAACCAGAAGCCAAGCATTTGGAGTTAACTAATGTCAAGTTTTAGCGATTACACAGAAAATCTAGCCCTAACCTGGCTCTTTACCACCAGCAGCGCAACGCGCCCAACTGCCTGGCATGTTGCGTTATTTACCGCAGCGCCAAGCGACACGGGCGGCGGCACTGAGCTGTCTGGCAACAGCTACGCCCGCGTATCCACCACGTTTACGGTCTCCGGCACTAGCCCGACCACAGCCACAAACGCTGCGGCGGTTGAGTACGCAACGGCAACCGGTAGCAACTGGGGCACGATTACGCACCTCGCGTTGTTTGATGCCAGCACCAGCGGAAACATGTTGGCTTGGGCGCCACTAACTATTAGCAAGGTGATTGACGTTGGCGACGTGCTGCGCATACCAGCCGGCGACTTGGACATCACGCTGACTTAAGACAATGTCTTACCCATACGGTCTAGGCGACTACGGCGCTGGCAACTACGGCGCTGGGGCGGAGAACGCTCAGGCAAGCATTGCCGCTGCGAGCTTGTTTGTTGTCGGGGCCGTTGGGTATGTCAAGGAGACGTCTGCCACAATATCGTCTACGTCAATCGGGCGGGCATACGGGTCCTACGCTTACGGCTCTGGCCAGTACGGCGCAAGCCAAATTAACTCGGTTCGTATACGCGAGACATCGGCCACAGTGGCCAGCGCGTCTGTGGCTGAGGCGGAGGCCTACGCAACCCGCAGTGTAGCGGCGATAATTAACTCAGTGACTAGCGCAACCGCCAGGGGCGTGTCATCAATCGGTGCAGCTGCTGAGGTGCAAGCTCAAAGCGCCTTTGTAGCCACGGTAAACAGGGTGCAACCAGGGGCGTCTGCAATGGCTGCTCAATCATCATTTATTGCCTCTGCCCGCGAGAAGTGGGAGAATGAGGCAGATACGCCAGAGACCTGGACCGTCTTGGCGGACGGGTCAAAGATACTTAGGCAACCTTAAAAGGATTTTAGAAAATGGCTGATACCACTACCACCAACTTAAGCCTGGTTAAACCAGAGATCGGTGCAAGCATTGACTCGTGGGGGACCAAAATTAACGGAGATTTAGACACCGTTGACGCGCTGTTCTCTGCCTCTGGTGCGCTTGCTGTTGCCAGCGGCGGCACAGGGGCGGCTAATGCGTCTGCGGCACGCACGGCGCTTGGTTTGCTAATCGGTACTGATGTACAAGCCTATGATGCTGACACAACAACGTTGACAAATACCCAATCATTAACAAACAAAACCATTAGCGGCGCAAGCAACACATTGACTGTGGACGGCACAGACGCTGTTGGTTTTCGCAACATCCCACAGAATAGCCAAAGCGCAGCCTACACCTGCGTTCTTGCAGACAATGGAAAGCACATTTTTCACCCGAGTGCAGATACAACAGCACGTACTTTTACAATCCCAGCAAATAGCAGTGTTGCTTATCCAATTGGTACGGCCATCACGTTTA